GATATCCCACCATCCACAGTAAGAAATCTCTTTTCTTCCGCCCCTTACAACTTCAAACCTGTCTCAGGCAACCACTCACACCCTTTATGTGCTGCTACCAGAAATTCAGCGTCAGCATTTTGCAAAACAGTTGCAAATTTAGCTGGCTACGATCCTTATTATATCCAAATGTCAAATTCTGACCAACGGAAAGGACTAGCTGGATTTCGCACGTACTTTTGGGCTAAAGATTTTGAAAAAACACCAATACAACACAACATCAACAACACACAAATACCCATCTTTATAGATGTCGACTACTACTATGATATGCCCGAATACCTAGCTTACAACTCCAATCCAGTACTCATCTCCACTTTTAGCCCTACTAAAACTGGCGACAGTAAACCAGAATATGAATTCTCATTTGATAAAAATTCTAATCTGAATTACATCGTCAGTGGAGGTGCCACATACTCCCATAAGCTATGGAATTATCATGTAGACACTGTAACAGCCTCAGCAACATTTTTAGGCATACCCTATGCCACAACAAGTTACATAGTTGACCGCAGAACAATTGCAGAACATAGAGATGTTATTCTATTGACACCCAACTCACATTGGGGCCTAAGTTCAATTCTCCTAAACTGGTTATTCCCAAGCGAAACCATGCCTACTTTGAAACGGTATGATTTACTACGAGGAACACACCTGAGAATGAAAACTGTCACCCCAAAAGGCTCCTATGTGTCAACATCAGCTCCAAATCAGCCCCATTGCGCACACATACTAGTGCAAGAAGATTGCGATGTTTTAAACCTGGCCAACAGTACCAAGGTCGGTTTAAACCGCGCTTCCATACAATCAAGACTCCGTGACTCCTACCCAGATGAACAAGCTACGACTTCAACTCAGGCCTCACAAATTTTGTATGACTATTATGTCCGAAACAATGACAACCTCACAACAATGGAACTACTAACCAATAGACTAACACGACTAACATCTGCCTTTTCTTTTATTCCTCAACCAATGACAACCACTACTTATGATCAAAATCCAAAGGAATACTTTCGCTATCAATATGGAAAGATAGAGGAAGACGCCAAACCCAGCCTTTATGCATATATGAAACCCCTCTATGCAGGTGCGTATGCACCAGACAAAACTAAAGGAAATGAGGAACAGGCCGTTAAGAAACGAATCACTGATATTGCCAAGAAGAATACAGCTGATCCATTTGTCCTACGTATTATCGAGGAGTTCATTGAACTACTAGTCCCGACACCCGGACTATTAAAACCCCACGATATTGAAGAAGTCGAGAGAAGACAACCCAAACCCCAACAACAAGTTCACCTTAGGAACGCAGAAAACGCCGCATTCTACAAACCATATATCTCAACATTCCTAAAAGCCGAAGCTTATCCAAAACCATCAGATCCTAGACTCGTATCAACTTTACCAGCTAAATTAAAAGTTGAATACTCTAGATACACATATGCTATATCTGATTGGTTAAAAGGAGTTAAGTGCTACGCTTTTGGCCGACACCCAAATGAAATTGACGAACACATTGCAAGAACATGCATTAAATTCGGATCAATTTCTCCCACTGATTTTTCAAGATATGATGGAACTATTTCTCCTGCTGCAAGAACCTTTGAAACAATGTTAATACACAGATTGTTTCCAGCTTCATGCCATAAAGAAATAGAGAAATTGCACAACAACCAATTCAATTTATTGGCTTACTGCCCCTACGGCACAACATATCACCAAGGAACTGCTAGAGCAAGCGGCAGCCCTGAAACATCCATATTCAACTCATTGTGGAACATGTTCTCAGCTTATCTCGGACACAGGAAAACACGAGATGGCACAGGATTTAGATCTAGTGCCAAAGCTTGGGAATACACAAATGATGGATTATATGGAGGTGATGATGGACTCACGCCTATGCTTGACAAGGAAGCATATGAAGGCGCATGCCACATGATAGGTCTTAACGTAAAATTAACCACTTTCACGAAACCCGAAATGGGAGTTAATTTTCTAGGAAGGATCTACGGTCCCGACATATGGCATGGAGACACATCAAATTGTGCTGACTTTAAGAAACAACTATTCAAATTACATGTAACACATATTCGCCCTGGTCTATCAGACGATCAAATCCTATTAGACAAAACCATAGGATTGACATTGAGCGATGCAAATACTCCAGTTCTTGGCCCATTCGCAAGAAAAGCGCAAGAGTTGAAAGGGAATTTGCAAGCAGCCCCGGACGGCAGCAGCTCCTATAGATATATCACAGCCAATGCTGAGGACCCCACCACTCACTTCAACAACCCTCAAGCTTTTTGGTACAGAGAATATGTGACCCAAGTTATGCCCAACTTCAACTATGATCAATTCGAAAAATGGCTGGCACAAGCAGATTGCTTACATTATCTACTTAATGCCCCAAAATTCTACACGGATTTAGATCCAGTAGAAATGCCAAAGGAAACCATCAAGATCAATAACGATTACCATGTAACAACATTAACCACGACTTACAAG